CCTGACGGCGGGGCGCCCGCTGTGCGATGAGGGGGCGACCGGGTGGCCGCCCCCGAAGATCAGTGGGTTCGGGAGGCCAGCTCAGCCTTCAGGTCCCGGAGCGCGGCGCGCCCCCGGCCCGCAACGCGGGAGAACCCGTCCCAGCGCGCCCGCTCCGCGTAGAGGTCAACCCAGTAGATCGCGGTCTCCAGGTGGGAGACAGTGAGGCTGGCGTACTTGGTGGCGGTCTGCATGGTGGCCTCCGTGGCGTCCTCGACTTGGTGTTAAAACCAATGTATCCCCCCATTATGGGGGGATACAAGGAGTCTCACCCGGTTGGGGGAGTCGGCGGGTCGGATCGACCCTGGCCGGCCAGCGGGATGACCTCCCACTGGCCGTGTCCCTTCCAGCCGCGCGACCTCCGGAGTGCCTGCATCTCCGCCGTCTCCTGGTTCTTGTAGACGTTCCACCAGTGCCACGGGCCCGGCGTGACTGCGCGGAACTCGTCGGGACACCAGGCGTGCGCCACGGAGACGGTGCCGTGGCCGTTGCCCTCGGAGCCCGCCATCAGCTCGTCTTCGCGGCGTGGCTGAAGGCCTCTTCGATCGGGCCCCAGTCCGTGATGACCAGATAGCCGGACTGGTCGACGTGGCCGATGCCGAGACGCTTCAGGGAAAGAACCAACCCGCGGTAAGCCGACCTCATCGTGCGACCCGAGCTAAACCGGTCGCGCATCGCGCTACGGATCATGGTCACCGGGATGCCCGTGTGGTCCACCGACTCGTCGTCGCGAAGCTGCATCAGGACCCGAACGGACGGCCACCACAGCTTTACGTTCTCGCTGGCCATCAGAACTTCTTCCCACCGTCGGCGAGCCTGGCCTCGTCGGTGTGGTCGCGCCGATAGGCGTTGTAGACCATCTTCTCCTCGAAGGCCCCCTGAAGATCGAGACCGAATCCGCCGGCGTAGTCGAACACGCGGATCAGGAGGTCCACCAGCTCAACCTCCTCCGCCGACCGGTGCGGAAGGTGGGCGTCCGGCAGGCCCTTCCGGATGCCCTCCAGTGCCTCCGACAGCTCCGAGTGCATGAGCGCGATCAGCTCCGCCTTGTTGCGCTCGATCGGCTCGCCGGTTGCAGGGTCTCGCCACCAGCGCAGGTTGACGCCGTGTGCCGCCGTGGCGAAGGCGTTGAGCCCGAAGCTGGTCCGCTCAGCGACGATCTCGACGCCGTCCAGCCCGGACCCGTCGGCGGGGTTGATCCGCGGGTAGTGCGTCACTTGGCCACCTCCGCCTTGCGCTCCTCGATCCGCTTGGCGGCGATCTCTTCGAGCCGACGCGCCCAGGTGATGATCTGCTCCAACTCGCCGATGTCCAGGCTCACCACGGCGGCCTGCTCCATGACCGCGTCGCCCTCACTGACGGCCTGGAGCCCCCCAAGCGCGTTGGCCGTCAGCCAGTCGAATCCCAGGTACGGGTATCCCGCCATCAGCTCCCACCGCCCATCGGAACCCAGTCGCTGGGTCGGGTTCGCACGCCGATGTCGCAGGTTTCGGCCAGGAACTGGGCGGCCTCCGAAAGCTCTTCCAGCTCGGGAACGCTCAGCTTGTGCAGCACGTCCGAAAAGGCCATGCCGTTGCCTTCGACAACCGCGGTCAGGGCTTCGCCCGCGTGCTCGATCACGGGCCCGGAAGCCGGGTTCGGGTATCCCACGTCAACGCTCCTTTGCCAGCTCGCGGAGCCGGTCCGCGAGGTCTTCCATGGTCAATGCGACGCCGGACAGCTCGCTTGCCGTCCAGCCGTCGAAAAGCTCCGCGGCGCGGCCCAGGCTGCCATCGTGTGCGGCCGTGACCGCGAGTCCGAACGTCGTCGCGAGCTGTCCGAGTTCGGCCATCAGCGGCCACCGCCCAGCGGAATCCACGAGCTGTCGATCTCGGTCAGCTCCGTCTCGGCACCGTCGAGCGGGCGCCAGACGAACAGCCCCTCGTCGCTGCCGTCGCCCATGTCCGCCGTGTAGGCCAGCTCGGTCCGGTCGGGACTGATGAACACCCCGGTGATCTCCACGTCAGCCCTCCTTCACGATCGCGACGGACTCGTCTGGGGTGAGCGTCCAGGCGAAACTCGGTTCCGACGCGCCGACGATGTAGACCAGGCCGTCTTCGGCGTCCACTTCCAGAACCCGCTCTCCGGCGTGCGCGTTGGCCATCGCGAACGCCTGGAAGGCGCCCGCCGCGAGCTGGTCGCCCTGACGGACTTCGTCGGCGCGAACTTCCTCTACCCGGGGGTTGATCTTTCCGAGCAACTTCACGATCAGCTCTCCTTTGCGAGCGCGCGGACGTTCAGGCGATCGGCCATCTCCTGGGCCATGTCGCGGTGCTCCGGACGGAACATCGCGGCGACGTGCGAAGGGGCCGGGAAGGTGGCGAACAGAGCGACCACCATGACCCAGCCGTCGCCATCGAGCACGGGCTGTACCTCGTACCGGCCATCCGGTGGTGAGTGGGCAGGCATCGTGACTTCCTCTCGGTTGTGGCTCACGCGACCGCGCGGGCCAAGTTCAGGTGGGCGATCAGCTGCCGCCCGACGTACGCGGCGTACCGCGGCGGGATGGACTCGTTCATGCCCTTCTGGGTCATCCAGTCGATCCCGAGCAGCGCCTTGGCCTCTTCGTTGCTGGCCTTGTTCCCGTGGCCGTCACGCGAGCCGTCCGAACGACGCTTCTCGCGGTAGGCGCCCCCCCCGTGGACGTTGATCGTGGCGCGCCACTCGACGCCGGTGCGCTTGCGGCACGAGTCGTCGACGAGCGGCTCCAGCTCGAAGCCGCCGCCGGACTCGAACAGCCGGTGTCGCTTGAGCAGGAGCCCGTCCACGATCGGCGCCGGGTCGAACATCGAACCGCACAGCATGATCGGGTCGATCAGCTCAGCCTCGGGGTTGTCCGGGCGCGCCTCGACGTTTTCGATCACGTACGGCAGGCCGGACGCGAGCAGCTTCCGGCGGAACGGCGGCACCAGCTCGGGGTAGTCGCGGCGGGTGCGCTTCTGGAGCGGGGAGCGGGATTGGCACGGCGGCGAGCCGACGACGGCCCAGGGTTTGTAGGCCTCGATCAGCGCCTCGAAGTCGTCGAGCGCGTCGGCCTGGACGAACTCGAACGGGAAGAGCGGCTGAGGGTCCTTGTCCACGCCGACGACACAGAACCCGGCCTGGTCGTAGCCGTAGCTGGAGCCGCCCTGGCAGCTGAAGAAGTCGATCAGCACGGGGCGTCCGCATCGGACACAGAATGATCCGGGCACGCGATCACCTTCGGGTAGGAGTGCGGCGGGGCGCGGCCGGTGATGGCCGCGCCCCGGTGGGTCAGAGGATCACGGAGGCGATCAGGGAGCTGGTCGCGGCCTCGACCCGGCGGAGCGACATCTCCGCGCGCAGGGCCCACACGGCGGCGGAAACCTTGTCGCTCGCGCTGCCGGACTTCGGCCAGCTGTCTTCCATCCGCTGGAGGCGCTCGAAGGGCTCGTCCGCGAACAGCTTGGCGGCCTCGATACCCGGCGTCGGCAGGCCGTAGGCCAGCGCGTGCTGCCACTCGCCCCGGCGGCCCAGCTCGCACGTCACCTGAGCGGCGCTGGCCAGGTCCATGTCCTCGTGGGCGACGTACTGGGCAGCGGCCTTGCGAAGCTCGATCAGCGTCGAGTTCTGGAGGTTCTCCGCCATGTCGGTCCGGTGCTGGACCTCTTCGCGGGTGAGGGGCTGGATCATCTGCATGGTGAGCCTCTTTCGATCGGTGTCATGCCAATCTATCCCCCCAAGATGGGGGGAGTCAAGCTCACACTCCGGCGGACTCGTTCAGGGCGTCGCGGGCGATGACCGACACGCCGCGGTGCAGCCGCTTCAGAGCGAAGGTCAGCGCGGTGATCAACCCGGAGACGTAGTCCTCGGAGATCTCGCTGCCGCCGACGGCGCCGTGGTCGTTGATCCGGTACTCCATGCCGCTCCGGCGGACCCCCGCGTACCAGAGCGCCACGCCGTCCGTGCGGCTCGCGGAGAGGCTGAACCCCCAGCCGGTGCGCTGGACCTCCAGGAAGGTGTTGCCCTCCCAGCCGTAGTGATGCCAGGTGCCGACCGCCATCCGGCTGATGATGATGGGCAGGTCGCGCTCTGCCGGCCGGTCGAATTCGAAGTTCATAGGGCCGATCTTACCCCCCATCTTGGGGGGAGACAAGAGAAAACCCGCCGTGTGCTCGCACGACGGGCTTTTCTTTGCGCTTCTGCGGAAGCTACCGCTGATGCGGTCCACTCAGGATAGCCGCGCCACCCTCGTTCTCCCACGCCGACACGGCGTCGAGGTGCTGCTCCATCGCGAGGAACACGCGGTCCGCGAGGTCGACCGGCGGATCGTCGATCACAGCGCCGATCCGCTCATGCGTCCCTGCATCGCCAGCTCCGTCGCCAGTTCCTTCAGCTCTCGCCAGGCGACCTCGTTGGAGAGGATGGCGATGGCAGCCGACCGGGCCTCGCCGTCGTCGTAGACGAATTCGTGCTCGTCGCAGAAGTTCTTGTAGGCCTCCCGGTCGTAGGCGTCGCTGCCGACCACCGCGGGCAGGCCCACCTCCGCCGTCCACAGGTTCTCTGCCTCGATGCCGGCCACGTAGACCTGGAGCAGGCCGCGAGCCTGGTCGTCGCCCTGGGCGCCGCCCTCCTTGATCTCGCAGTAGCCGTCCGGGCTCCAGAACTGTCGGATGACGAGCTTCACCGGCGTGAGCCCGGCCTCGCGCGCGACGATCGCGTGCCCCAGCTCGTGCACGGCCATCGACATCGTGTCGGTGGAGATGCCGTTGTTCTCCAGCTTCCTCAGCTCGTCGAAGCCCTCAAGCGTCGAATCGATCATGACTTCCCCTTCTCTCGCAGAGCTACCAGGTATTCACCCTTCGGCCACTTCGAGACCTGGGGGCACGTCTTCACGTGGCGCTGGAACGTCGGCCGACCGGCGGCGCGCCAGCCCGCGGCCATGCCGTAAGCCATCTCTCCGCACGTCGGCCGGTCGCCCGCCGCGGACGGCGTCAGCGCCCACTTGCCGTGGCTGTCCGGCTCCGAGTCGAACGGCACGAGCTTGACCTCCGCGCGCTTCGCCGCCGTGCGAGCCCGCGGGTTCGGCTGGGTCTGAGCCCAGATGATCGGCTCGTGGCAGAAGCTGCACGGCGCGACCTTCATCCCGTCGGCCCGCGGCGGGGACGTGGCCACGGTGGGCCCGCACACGCCGCACAACCTCGGACCGCCGCACCGCGCCCGCGGCGGCCGACCCTGGGTGGGCTCGTCCTCAGCCGGCCCGACCCAGTACCCGTGCTGGTTCCATCCAACGGCGGCCGTCAGAACAGCACCCCTTCCGAACCCTCGTCGGACGGCACGTACGCGGGGGTGAGCGGCCACATGCGGCGGCGGCAATCCGCGGCAGCGTCAGCATTGCCCTGACGCTCGAAGTAGGCGGCGAGCCCCGAGGCCTGCGACTTGGCCCAGGCGATCTGGAGCGTGTGCAGCTCCTGCAAACCCAAGTCGCCGACGACCGGGTAGGCCCGGGAAAGCTTCCAGGCCAGTCGGGCGGCAGCCATCGCGTCGGCGGCGGCGCCGTGTGCATCCTCTTCGGACAGCGTGATCCCGTAGTGGGCACACGTGTCGATCAGCTTGCGCGAGCCCTTGCGGTACCGGTCGTGCTTCTTGTCGATCACGAACGGGTCGACGACGGGGCCGACGGCCAGCGGTAAACCGCCGATCCGCGCGATCTCGCGGTCCAGCACCGTCAGGTCGTACACGGCGTTGTAGGCGATCAGCGGGTGGCCCTCGCGCCAGGAGATCCTGATCGTGGCCGCGATCTCCTCGACGACCTCGTGCAGTGGTGCGCCCTTGGCGCGCGCCTGCTCCGTCGAGATCCCGTGCACGGCGGTCGCATCCGCCGGGATCTCCACGCCGGGGTCGGCCAGGAGCACGCGCTCGATGACCTTCTTGCCCGGGACGATGTAGCAGAGCGCGGCCTGCACGATGCGCGCCGACTCGGGGTCGGCCCCCGTGGTCTCCAGGTCGAATGCGAGAAGCGGTCCGTCTGCCCAGGTCATGCCTTCTCCCGTGCCATCGTGCGCATCTTGCGCGCCAGGTCGTCGAACTCGACGGCGAGATGAGCCAGCTGAACCTCGGTCAGGTCGGAGAGATCACTCGTGACCAGGTCGCCGCCACCCTCGACTACGCCCGGGAACGCCACGTGGCCGATCCGGAGCTGAACGCCAGTCCGGTAGTCGTACTCGCCGACGAGGTGGACCTCCAGCTTCCTCACGCCTCCACCCCGTACTGCTCCCGGAACAGGGCGACGATCTCGCGCGCGGCGTTCTCCTCGTCGAGCACCACGCTGTTGCCGTCGCCGAGATCCTCGCTCGCCTCGTAGTTGCCCTGGAGGATGCGCACGATCTCCGCTTCTGGGCCGACCAGCGGGATGAAAGAGCCGCCGTGCGTCGAGGCCCTGACGCCGCTCACCGGCCGCCACGCCGCGCGCGGTCCTGGTCCTCGAAGAAGCCGGGGCGCGCCTCCCCGCGGTCCACCAGGGTGCCGAGACGGGCCATCTCGCGGGCGGCGTCAGCACCGGCGGCCGGGTCGATCGGCGGCAGCTCGGTGAACACGCGCTCCTCCGCGCTCTCCAGCATGCGCACGGCGGCAGCCTCCCAGCCACGCGAGGTGGGGAGCTGGTCGACGACGAGCAGCATCTGGGGATGCAGGAGGGACATCGCCTGGGCGGCCAAGGTCTGGACCTGACGGCTCTCGGGGGTGCCGCCGACGACGCGCCGCGATCCGTAGAGGTTGTCGCCCATCGAGTCGGTGATCAGGGAGACCATGCCGGAGACGGGAATGTGGGTGACGGCGGTGCTGCCGATGGTTGCGGTCACAACGGGGCCGTAGCTGTCGTCGCCGTAGACGATGTGCGCGCGGTAGTCGGTGCCGTTTGGCTCCAGCGGGATGACCGCGCCGGGATCGCCGGTCTGGTCGGTGAGCAGGTACTGAGCGGCGTCATCCGCGGACTCGTAGTGCGTCACCTCGCGGCCACCGGCGATACGCTCAACCACGTCGCGGCCGGCCGGTGACAAGCCGATGGTGATGATCGGGAGCATGAGGCCCCTTCCAGGGGGTGCGGTACAGGTTGGTCAATCGTACCCCCAGATTAGGGGGAGAGACAAGGAGTATGCCATGGCTGACACGGCCAAGCGATTCGCCGCCACGCGCGGCCAGAACGGCACTGCCATGGGGAAGCTGTCCAACGCGATGATCGGCGTAGCCGCGGTCATCGACAAGTGGTGGGACTCGTCGGAGCCCGGCGTCCAGGGCGCCATTCAGCACTTCGAGCAGGGCCTCGCGCGGCTGAAGATGACGGCGCCGGAGGGCTTCGTCTCCGATGACGAGGACGACGAGCCGAAGAAGGCAGCGCGTAAGCCGGCTTCGAAGAAGGACGACAGCGAGTCGACCGAGGAAACTCCGGCAGCGACGAGCTAATCTGCCCGCGGTGGGAGTCACCAGCGAGGGCCCGGGGTTCAGGAGTGCACCCCGGGCCTTCTTCATGCCATTCGCTTGACACCCCCCATTATGGGGGGATACATTGGCGTGGTCACCAAGTCGACCAGCCGCGGAGGGCATCCCATGTACGCAAACGAGCAGGGAATCCGGATCTTCGAGATCGATGACGTGGTCACCGTGGACGACGAGACGGTTCAGTGGTCCGTCGACCAGGTCGGCCAGGTTTGGGTCCGGCTCGTGAGCGGTCTGGCAGCCCGGAACGTGCTCCCCGCTGCCCTGACTCTCGTCGACGCCAACATGGTTGGCCACTCGAACGCCTGATCCTCGGGGGCGGCCAACCGGTCGCCCCCGCGCTCTATCGAAAGGGGCCCGCCGTGGCTCTCACCGTTGGACAGCTGACCAAGAAGCTCGACGAGGTCCGGGCGCTGGTCGGCAGCGATTACCCCGTCGTCTTCCTGTCCGGTCCGCTTGACCCGAACATGGACATCAACGACCCGAAGCCGGACGCCAAGGACATCGAAGCCGTGGTCCTGATGCACCCGCTCAACGCCGGGACCAAGGACGACGAGAACCACACCCGGGCCGTCTACCTGATCGCTCTGCCGTAGATCTGTCGCGTTTGTGTCGCATCAAGCAGAAGGCCCCCGGGGAGACCGGGGGCCTTCTGTCGTACCGGTTACTTCAACCTCTCGCGCGAGCCATCCTAGCTCGTCGGCGGCGCCACGGTCGGTCGCGACGCCGGGTCGCACGCCGCATCCCCGGCGGCGCTCAACGAGTCCGGCCCCGTCGAGTAGTGGACGACGGACTGGCACGCGCTGCCGTCCGCGGTCCACACGAACTCCTGGCCGGTCACGCTTCGCCCATCGGCGCCCGGTACGCCCTGGTCGCCCTTCGCTCCCGTGGCGCCCTTGCACGTGCCGTCCGCCTGGTCTCCGCAGTACGAGGCGACCTGGGCGCGCACCTGCTCGTCGGTGGCGTTTGCGCCCGGCTCCCCCTGGTCACCTTTTGGGCCCTGGCACCGCGCGCTCCCGCACACCGCGGTGACGGCAGCGAGCACCTGCTCCGCGGTCGGGGCCGGGGCATCCTTCCCGGCGGCCGGGGGATGGGCGGCGTACACCTGGGCCACCAGGTCCATCACCTCGTTCACGGTGACCGCCTTGCCCGCGATCTGCGAATTCACCAGGGCCACCACCTGGTCCCGGTCCAGGCCGGAGCTGCCGCCCACCACCGGTGCGGGCTCGCCCTGCACGGCCTGCTTCGCCTTGTCGACGGTCGTCGAACAGGCGTTCGGGATGGCGCGCAGGTCCGCCCCGAGCTGATCCTGGCGCTTGCACAGCTGGTCCAGGGTCAGCACCGCGGGCGCCGTGTCCTGCTTCACCGCGGCGGTCTCGTTCTGCGCAGACTGGCCGGTCAGGATCACCGCGATGAACACGCCGGCCATGGCCAGCATGCCCACGATCGCGATGACCGCGAGCACCACCGTCGACGGCGGCCGCTTCTTGGCCGGCTGGTGGTCGGTCCGGGGAAGATCGTCGAGCACGGTCATTTCACGTCACCCTGCTTCAGCTTCTGGGCGATCTCCAGCAGATGCTCCAGCTCGCGGTTGTCCGATGTCGACACCTGGCCGCGGAGGTAATCCACCGTTGCCTGTGCCGGGAGTGCCGGCCAAGCGGGGTCCTGGTCCCAGCCGTTCGTGGCAGCCAGCCGTCGGACCTTGTGGCTCCACTGGAGCATGACAATACCCAGCTCAGAGGCCTCACGGGCGTCGATGGCCTCCTTGTCCTTGCGCCGGGAGCGCAGGGCCAAGGCGCCGACCACGTAGGTCACCACGGTCAGGGTGATCGATCCCAGGCCACCCAGGAGCGCTAGGTTCACCGGTCCCCCTTCGGTTTCACGTCGCGCGAGTAGCTCGCGGCCAAGATCCAATGGACGGCGGCCAGCGAGCAGCACACCACGGGGAGAATGTGCGTTCCCCCATTGGCCCAGGCCCCGACCTCCAGCACGAACGCGAAACCGAACCAGGCCGATCCGGTCGCGAGGTGGGCGAGGTGCAGGAGCTTGCGCGTCCACAGCGCGGAGACAAGGAACAGGCCGGTCAGCCCGAACCAGATGATCCAGATAGGCCCGACGGCCGCGAGCTGGAGCACCACCTTCGTGGTGAGCGGGTTACGCGGGTAGGCCAGGCCGGGGAAAACGTTCATGACGGCCACAACCAGCTGGCCGACGGTCAGCGCCAGGGACTGCTGCCAGCGACCGGCGATGTACGGATGCGTGCCGACCACGTCAGCCCCCTTTACTTCGCGTGGGCTCTGGCCTTCTTCGCTTCCCAGTCGGCGACCGCGGCGCAAGCCTCCGCCCGCGATCCGGCGTTGACGTTCTGCTTGCCCGGGAAGTTCGTGTCCCCCGTCGCGCACATGCGCTTCACGACGTTGACCGCGGTGGCAATGGCGCGCGAGGTGGGCATGCCCTTCTCCTCCAAGTGGACCTTGATCCGCTTGATGAAGCTGGGCAGGCCGCCCACGTCGTCGACCCAGTTGAACTCGGTCAGCCCGCCGTCCCACTCGAAGCCGGCGGGAAAGGGCGCACCACCTCGTCGAGCAGGCCTCCCTGGATGATCTCCAGGCTGAGCGCTTCCTGCTCCGCGGCCAGCTTGTCCGGCGCGTCCTCCGGCGTGCGGGCCCAGTCACCAAGGAGGTTGCTCAGCTCCGCGGCGACCATCTTCGCGAAGGCCTTCAGGTCCATGCCGTCCGGCCCGAACTCCGCGGCGGGGCGGGTGGCACCGGCCGCGACGAGCGCCACCTGGCCAACGCCGGACGCGACGCGAGCCCGCGGTACCGGGTAGCCGGGCACGTTGACCGCGAGCACGCCCACCATCTCCAGGCGACCGCCCACCCCGCGCCAGTCGCCGGACGGCGGCGCGGCCATCAGCTTCGTCAGGTCGACCTCGGACAGCTCAGGGCGAACCCGGCCGGCCACCCAGATGCCGTGCCGGTCCTCGCCGGCGGCCAGGTCGGCGGCCACGGTGCCCGTGTTGTCGTAGTGGCTGGTCGTCTCGTCGACGCTGGCCGACAGGCTCGCGTGGCCGGTGTTCATGGTCAGGTGCCCCACGCCCACGGTGCGCACCTCATCGCCGTCGGCTACGCGCATCGCGCCCGTGTTGAAGTAGGCGTAGTCGGATGCCGACTTCGGCGGCGGGGTGCAGCGCTTGGACACGCCGATGTGGCACGTGTTCCAGGTGGCGATGTGGCCGAACACGCGGCCGTCGTCGGTGAAGGTCAGCGGCGTGGGCTCGCTCAGCCCGGGGTCGGTGAACCAGTCGAGCGGCGGCAGGTCGGCGAGCCCCTTCTTCTTCAGGAACGCGGGCTTCGCCTTCTTCTTCGTGCCGTCGGCGTTCTCGTCTGCCTCGTCGGCGCCACCGTCCGCGGCGTCCTCGGGGTCGGCCTTCTTCTTCTTGGCGTTCTTCAGGAACGCGGGCGGCAGCGCCATCTCGCCGGCCAGGCACGGAGAGCAGGTGTCGCCGTACTCGGGGATGGCGATGGACGCGGTGACCGCCTGGACGCCGTGCTGGAGCAGGTACGCCGCGAGGCCTTCGGGCGTGCGCTGGTCCTCCGGCACCTCGTCGTCGGCGGCGATGGTCGGCCGCTCGCCGTCGATCTCCACGTAGCCGTCGGGGAAGGCGGGGATGGCGCACAGCGTGGTGGCCGCGATCTTCGCGTTCGAGACGGTGACGCGGTGGGACTCGGTGCCGTCCTCGGCGTAGGTCACGTCGTCGGTGAAATCGCCCTCCGACAGGTCCACCGAGTTGCCGGTGAGGTAGCCGCGCCGGGCGTAGTCGCCGCCCTTGCTGTCGCCGTCGACCTCACCGCGGCCCTGCCACACGAAGGTGCCCTTCGGCAGCGGCTCGCCGGTCTGCTTGGAGACGAACTCCTCGCCGGGGATCTTCCACAGCTCGTTGATCTTGCCGACGACTTCGGCGCCGCTGTGGCCTCCGTTGCCCGTGTTGACCGTCTGGGCGAACACGCTCAGCGGCGGCTTGCGGAACTCGATGGTGCCCGGCTCCAGGTAGCGCCCGTCGGCGGTCTCCATGCCTTCGACGGCGAGGCACGGCCAGAACGCCGGCAACCCCTGGGTAGCGGCCTCGCGGTCCTTCGTGGCTTCGGCCATCTCGGTCACTCCTTCGGTGGCGTAGACGCTGTCGTGATCGTCGCTCGCGATCAGCGGGAAGTCGAAGTGCTGCCCGCCCAGTGCGAGCCGGATCGTGGAGAACGATGCTTCTCCGTCGGCCGTCGGCAGCACGCCCGGGTCCAGGTCGAACCCGGCGGTGATGTGCGGGAGGTACGGCTCGTGCTGCTCGGGGTAGAGCGCGCCCAGCGCGTCGGCAGCGAGCCCCGCGGCGCGGCTGGCCAGCATGTCGAGCTGGTCGTCCTCGTCGCCGTCATGGTCACCGGGCTGGAGCGCGGTCACCGTGGCGGGCTTGAAGGCGCCGGTGGGTCCGCCGTCGCGGTTCCAGATGGCCGTACCGAGGATGCGCACCGACAGCGGCCCGCGATTGAGCGCGAGGGCGGCCACCTGGCTCTTCAGTGTGTCGACCATGACCGGCGGCAGGTCGGCCACGTCGTCACCGAGGAAGCACAGCGTGCAGTGGATCTCGCTGGCCGGGTCGCCGCCGGGCACCGTGTAGCGACCGGGGTTGTCCGGGATCAGGGCGATCATGCCGCCGGTCTGCTCGTCAGCCACGGCATGCCTCCATCAGGTGCCAGGTGCCGCCGGTCTGGTCGTCCTCGCCGCGGTTGCACCGGTTGAAGAACATCCCAGTGGGGTTCAGGACAACCAGGTCCAGCGGGTTGTCCGTGTTCCGGCTGTCCGGGTCGCCCGGCCCGGGGATGCCCACGACGACGGCCGCGCGGCACTGGCTGGTGTACTCGCCACCCGGCGTGCCATAGCTGACGTAGTGGACCATGTCGCCGATCTTCACGCCGCCTCCCATCGGCCGTTTCGGATGAACCCGTGGTCCCCGCATGCACGGCACAGGATCGAAGGCTCGATGTGGAGCGGCTCGCTGCTCACAAGAGTCCAGGTCGCGCGGCCGTCCTCACGCATCCAGGCCGGAAGCTGGGGAATGTCGAAGTACACGCCACCGGCCGCCCACCTGCCTTCCTGGCAGTGATGCCACACCGCGTAGCCGATCACCGTCTCTTCGCCTTGCTGGACGAACGGGCTCAGCATGTGCTCGCTGCCGATGTAGATCGCTTCCTGGGCATCCGGGTCCCGGCTCCACGGATGCGGAACCTTGGCGCCGATCTCTGGCTCCGTGCTCACCGGGGCGCCCTTCGCTCGATCCAAGCCCGCTGGACCTCGACAATACGGTCCCGCTCCACGGTGGTGCGCTGGCTCCACGTGCCCGTCCGGCCGGCTGCTTCGTCGAGCCCGGCGAGCACGCGCTCGTGGTGCGCCGCCGGCGAATCCGGCAGGTCGGCCATCAGCGCGATGTCGTCGGCATCGTCCAGCGCCCAGGCGTAGACGGTGTCGCACATGCAGCCGGAGTGGTCGCCCGGCTTCAGGTGCGTGCCCACCCACTCGTAGCCCGGCGGCGTGACGAGGGCGGAGTCATCGAAGCCCTCGAACGACCTGCCGGCCAGCGCGTAGTGGGGTTCGAAGGTGTTCGCCCGCGGGGTGATGCCGTAGCGCCAGGTGAACCCGATCCGCTCCGCGTGGGTGTCGACGGCGCGGAGCAGGTCACCACCGAGTGCGATCCCGCCCGGCCCGGCGTGCGGCCCGCCGATTTCGGCCAGCGCCTCGCGGATGTCGCCCGGCAGGATCACCGAGTCCGGCACCTCGCCGCGGAGCTGGTCGCCGTGGCGGCCGTACATAGCGTCCGTGGCGCGCGAGCGGAGCGTGCCTTCGAGCTTCTTCCACGCCGCGGGGATGCGGTCGGTCATGGCCTGGGTGAGCGCGGCCACCGCGGTAAGCGGCAGGCCGACCATGCCGGCGACCGTCTTCACCGAGGCCTTGATCGTGGCCGCCGACCACTGGGCGAACTTGCTGGCCAGGTAGGAGAAGGCCAGCGTGAGCAGCACGTCCTCGGTGAGCCCCAGCTCGGTGACGCGCACCTGGCCCAGGGTCCGGCCGGCCAGCGCGGGCGGCACGTCCTTCAGCTCCGCAGCCAGGGCGGTGAACTTCCGGCCCTGGACCTGGGCCTTGATCTTGGCCCCGGCCTTCTCCAGGGCCCGCTGAAGGTCAGCTTCAGCGGTCGCCCGGATGCGCTCGATGAGGTCGTGATCGAGGTCGGCCAGGCGGTCGCCCGTGATGATCTTTACTGAATCGAGTACTCCCTGCGGACCTGCCGCACTCGCGACCCTGGCGCCGGGCGGTGCCGCCTGGGGCGTTCCCTGGGGCGGCGCGGCCTGACCTGGGCCGACCTGCTTGACCGGCGCGGAGGTGATGACCGGCGGCGTGCCGGGAGCGGCGGGCGGCTGGATGGGGTTGCCGTTGGAGTCCAGGATGCGATCGTTGTTCGGGATGATCGCCTTCACCCCGAGCAGCTCCGCGGCGATCTGGGTCAGCGTGTTCGGGTCCGGCCTCGTCGCCTTGATCATCATGATCTGCTGCAGGTCTTCTTCCTGCGGGGCGTCGTCCTCGCCGAAGCCCTTCGCCGTGCGGTAGGCCTTGAAGGAGATCGCGCCCCGGTCCATCGCCTGGTCAGCGTCCTGCGAGCGGTTCGCGTTCTCCGTCAGGTTGCCCGCGGCGTACCACAGCCGGACGCTCTTGGCCTCCTCCTTGGTCAGCCCGTAGCCACCGTCGTCCACCGACAGCATCAGCATGCGGCGGTACCAGGAGTTCGTCAGCGAGTCGACGATCAGCCGGCACGTCGGCTCAAGGTGGTTCTTGAAGGCCTGGGCGTCGATCAGCCACGCCGTCCAGTGGTTGGCGTCCTGGATGCCCCGCATGGCCTGACTCGGCAGGTCGATGCTGTCGCCGACGCGGTCCAGGTTGCGCGAGAGCCGGTTCATCAACTCGTCGTCGGTCTCCCGGACGAACGGGATGTGCCGGATCTCCTTGCCGTCCTCAGCCTCACCCTGGATCAGGATCGGCACCACGGCGGACGGGTGGCCCTCGTTGTTGATCGGCTGTGTCGCGGCCGTGGTGAAGCCGGACAGGAAGGAGTCGTTCTCCGGCGTCGCGGTGGGCTCGCCGTCGCGGACCATCGAGCAGCCCGACGGGATGAACAGGATGCCGTTCGAGGCAATGCGGCTCAGGCTCGCGGCGCGAATCTCCCGGCCGGCCAGCACGATCTCCTCGCACACGTCGAGCAGGGCCCTGAGCGCGGAGTCGGCCAGCTCGTCGTACTCAGGATGCGGGACCCACAGCCGGATCAGCACTTCGCCGGAGTCCGGCTTCACCTCGCGAGCGCCCCGGCCCGGCACCTCGATGATCCCCAGTCCCCCGCCGACGGACGGCACGACCTCGCTCGTGGAGCGCACCGTCCACCGCTCGTCGCCGAACTGGTCCTTGCGCATGTGCAGCCAGCACTCGCCGGCCACGTCGAACCCCTGGACCATCCGGCCGATGAATCCGTAGCCGTCCTCCCAGGGAAGCCGCTGGGCGCAGTCGACGGCGGCGGCGGCGATGCGCTCATCGACGTACGGGTGGCCGTCTTCGTCCTTGTCCTGGTCCGGCTCGCCGGTGAGCACCTTGGGCTCGTCGGCATCCGGCACGACGGCCGCCGCGGTGAACTGGACCTTGGCGATGAGCTGGCCCTTCATCCGCAGGGCGCCGCCAAGCTCGCCGATCGAGTTCCGGTAGTTCCAGGCGAGTGCCTGCCAGGCCATGCGGGTGGCGGAGAGGGTGGCGATGGTCTCCCGGTCGTGCAGGTCGATGACCCGCCCGGACGCGGTGATGGGCGTCCGGTCCTTGCGTCGACTCCAGAGAGGCATTTAACGATCACTCCCTAGTGTCAGCGTGTTCCATCCGATCCACCAGGCCCGTGATCACCCCGGCTCCAGCTGAGGATGCCAGACCGGCGGCGGCGATGCCCCAGATGCGCGGGGCCACGGCGCGGGCGATCGCAACCCCCATCCCGACCCAGATGCTCAGGCACCAGGGGCACGTGATCAGCTCCGCGGCCTTGCGATCCCCGTACTTGATGATCAAGTCCTCGCGCTGCTTCTCGAAGATCGTGTCCGTCTGGAACAGGCGCACGATCCGGTACGTGGCGGCGAGGTCTACAGCCAGTTCCAGGCCTGCACTGCTCCAATGATCAGGAGCACGAACGTCACGCCCAGGATGAATCCGGTCCAGCCGGCCCGCCGGATGGCGGTGTCCTCGTCTGCCTCGCGTCTGTGGCCACCCACGCATGATCATCTCCTTCGCCTTGCCTTGCCCTGCTCGACGATCCGTCGGTAGTCCGCGAGCCACTCCCGTTCCACGTCGGATGGCGCGTCTGCGGATTCGAGGCCCGCGGCCGTCTCCTCGATCAGCCGAGCAGCTCGCCACAGGAGCTTGGCGGCGTCGGTCACCTTCGGCTGTCCCGTCACCAGTTGTCGTCCCGCTCGCGGTCGATCCGGTCGAACTGGCGTTGCAACCACGCGATGCGGTCCAGCTCAGCCTGCACGCCTTCGGGCATCGGCGGCGTCTCGCGGCCGTCGAACAGGTGCTCGAACTCGTGCTCGCGCTGGGTCTTGCGCTTGAAGTCGGCGACCGCGCTGAGGATGCCCCACGCGACGAGGAGGAGGAAGGCGCTGACCATGGTGCCCGCGGCCACCGCCGTTGGCTCGAACCAGCCAGCGCAGATCGCGTTCAGGGCGTTGATCACCAGGAGGTCGATCAGGATGTCCAGCTCGTACAGAGACCACCAGGCCCAGAAGCCCTTCACGATTTCGCCGGCCGGGCGGCGGCGGACACGTCGCCGGTGAGCCGTTCGAGCAGCTCCTCCAGGTCGGGCGCCGCGATCTCGATGGCGGACCGCACGCTCTCGTCCAGCGCACACCAGGCGCCCACGATGCCTTCGCGCTCGCTGATCTGCTGCCGGAGGTAGACCGCCATGTCCAGGCACTCCTCGTACGCGTCCTGGAGCGCGCGGCGGCCGTTGAACGGCTGGAGCCGGGTCCCGTAGCGGCGCTCCCCGAGACGGCCACGAGCAAGCACCTCGTTGGCGACGGTGTCGTGGATGAACGGCTGGTCGTCGTGGACGACTGGCATCGGCTGGTCCTCCGGCTCGATCTTCGCCCGGCCGACCGGCGTCACGTTGCCGTCCTCGTCCAGGTCGGCGATCTTGACGAACTCGCCGTCAGCGTTCATCGCGGCCACGAAGCCGCCGCGCGGCTCCAGTTCGTCTTCTTCCCAGTTCTGGGCCATCAGAGTTCCCCGTCCATCGTGATCTCTTCGAGGCGTAGGCCGACGCCGGGCCACACGACCGGCGAGCCCGCGCCGTACACCTGCAACGACTGGAGCGTCCACGTGCCGCCGATGGTGAACAGTCGCTCGGGCCGGTCGTGGCCGCCCTTGATCTCGCCGCCGACCACCGCGACGCCGCACCCGATAAGCGGGATCTCCGGAGGGTTCGGGCCCATCCCTTTCGGCAGCAACGAGTCCTCGTAATCCGGGAACATCCGGAACAGCTCGCTGAGGTCCAGCCAACCACGACCGTGCAGCTCCGCGCCGTAGACCTCCTGGCGCACGGTGACGCCCTCGACACGCCCGACGATTTCGTTGGTGCCGTCGCTGCGCAGGTCGACGGCGATCACCGGAACCGGCATGGTCGGGAAGTGTCGGGGGTCGTCGTCGAACTCCAGGACCCGGCCGTCCTGGGTGGCCACGTTCAGGCGAGCGATGACGCCGCTGAAGCTGGCAGAGCTGGTCACTGGCTGTCCTCCCGCCGGTTCAGGCGAATCCGGCGGAAGGCCTCGTTCACGGCACTGACGGCCTGCTCCAGTGACGGCGAGAGCAGGAGCGCGGCCTCCCACTCGGTGATCGGCGTCCCGCCGTCGGTCAGGTGTTCGACATCCGCAGGCATCGGCTCCGCCTTGGGCTTCACCTCAGGGTCGTTCAACGGCAGGATCTGCGCATCCACGCGGTCCAAGGTGTCGATGAAGCGCTGAGCCGCGCCGGTGCTGAAGAACGGGCCGTATGCGCTCTGGCCGCCCTTGACCCCGTAGCTCACGGACACCACGTAGCGGATCACCGGGACGGCCAGGGCGAAGTCCCGCGAGCCCAGTTCGGTATCCAGCGCTTGAGCTGGACGCCGCACCCGCACCCGCCGGACGGAGTGATGATCATCAGCCCGTCCGCGGTGAAGATGTCCTGGCCGACGGCGCGCGCGTGCGGGTTCGGCGGCGTCGTCTGCTCGAAGTCGATGGCGCTGCTCCAGTGCGGCGCGTCGCCCGAACTGGGCTTCGTCCAGAAGACGTGCATCCCCGTGTCGGTCAGGTAGACCCGGCACAGGCCGCGGGACTTCCCGGCGGCCGGATCGTAAACGGTGGCCGGCCAGTACTCGACGTAGATCGTGGACGGCGTGGTGAACGGCTCAGCGGCCGTGGTCTCCGGCATGCCGCGAGTCTAATCCTTCCCCCCAAGGTGGGGTAGAGACGACACCAAAAAGCCCCGCCCAATCTCGGAGAGATCGACCGGGGCTGCTTGGGTCGGCGGTACTGGGGGCCGTGTTCGCCGGGTCCGGTGTCTGGGTATCCCCAGTCCTAGGCCTAGCTACTGGGGCCCTTGTTCCCACCAGCCCGGCTAGGGTAGCACACCCCCAGAATGGGGGGCAACATGGACGATCCCCCGTCGTGCTGTGGACACGGCCGGGGGATCGCGGCGAAGAGCTTACCGAAGGAGCTTGCGAAGGCGGTCGCGAGCCCTGGCCACCCTGTCCACCCACTGATCCAGCTCGACCTCGCCGGCGACCATCCAGACCTGACGGCCGTCGTCGTCCTCCAGCTCGTCGAGCAGATCGAGCAGCGCCATCGTGGCCGGGGTGACCTCGTCGGGCTTCTCTTCGCCGGCCACTCAGACCACCGCCTTCTTGACGTAGGACCGCGGGTAAAGCACCTCGTGTCCGCCGACGTTCACGCGCACCGTGTTCGACGGCGCGACCACGGTGCCGCGTACGCCGCCGATGACGATCACCTCTTCGCCGACCTCGAAGTCCTCGCCGGGCTGGTCGCCGCGGGGGAGCAGCTTCCGAGGAAGCGAGTGGTCGCGAGCCAGCTCGATGAACGTCACGATGGCGTCCGCGCGCTCCCACGCCAGGTCGTTCTGCGCGGAGTCGGCCGCGGAGTCCGGGTCTCTCACGGCTCCGCACGCTTCAACCAGCATCTCGTGGAACTCCGTGGACCTGATCCCCGCGTCGGGCAACCGGGTCGACCGGACGGCGGCGGTCGCCTCGTTCAGCGACTTGGCCAGCGCGGCGGCGAGATCGGCGGCGGCGCGCTCGATCCCGCTGGGCGTGCTCACGCGTCCTTCTCGACGTAGAAGGCTTCGATGAGGTACCGCGCGACGGAGACCCAGTTCGAGCCCACGAGCGGCTGGCCGTTGAAGTGGTCCGACAGCCAGTAATCCAGCTCCTCGACGGTGACGGCCCGGCGCACGCCGTCCGGCACCGGCACAAGCTCGCGCGGAGCCGGCCGCTGCTTGGGCCATACCGCGGGCACGTCTTGGTCGTCGGCGAACCACTGCTTGTCGCCGTTCGGCCCGACCTCGACTCGCCAGACCATCCCGCACGGACGCTTGGCGTCGCCCAGCGGTGACCGGCACTCCCAGCGCGCCCCGACCTTCACGCCCCAGCTGAGCCACGGCAGCTTGCACACGTGCTCCTGGGCGCCGGGCGGTAGCCACTTGCCCTTCATCCGGTCGGCCATCAGGTTTCCCTTCCGTGGTCCGCCGGGTTGGCCAGCGGGTTGCAGATGCAGTGAGGGTCCTTGCACAGGCAGTAGTCGTTCAGCTCCTCATCGTCCAGGTTCATCACCGGCGCGTCCTCCGCGGCGTGGCCGCACTTCTCGCACCGGCCCCAGTCGACCGTCTTCCGGTCGATCACGCGCATTGCGTCGTCGAACTTCTGCCGGGCGGTCTTGAAGGCTCCGAACATGATCATCCTTTTCCGGGTTTTCGGGTCAGCCGGCGGACGCTCCGGACCGTGGAGCGGTTCCTGCCTCAGCCAGCGGAGGTTGCGCTCCATCAGGCCACCCCAGACTCCGTAGTGCGAGGCGTCCGGGTGGCTGATGGCGTACTCCAGGCAGCGCACGCGCACTGGACAGCGGAAGCACAGGGCCCGCGCCTTCCGGTCGTTGTTGCTGACCTTGGCGCCTTCGGCGACGAAGTAGAACTCCGGGCCGACCTGGGCGCACAGCGCGCCGGGGAATCCGAACCCGCGGTCCACGTCCAGCCCGCGGGCGAGGACGGCGACCGCCCGGGAGTTCAGCGCGGGGTACGAGCTGGCGCCGCCGTTGCGGCCTGGACGGATCATTGCAATCCACTCCTGGGGTAGGGCACGGGCAGGACTCGGCGGGCAGGGCCGTTCATGGCTTCGATGTCGGTGATGGGCTGGGAGTCGACGTACACGCCGTACAGCTCGCGCGCGGCGGCGTACGCGGCGTCCAGGATCGAGCCGGGCTCTTCGGGCATCAGCTCGAACTCGAAGGTGTGGCCACCAAGAGTGGCTTCGTACAGCTCGATGTCCTGGGGCGCGGTGTAGCGCCGCGGGGACGGCGTCTGGATTCGGGGAATCAGGTTAGTGCCGTCGTCGTCGTACGACTGGGCGGCGGACGGACGCTTGCCGGGCTTGGCCCAGGTGCCGGAGTAGGCGAGGGCGATCGTGGACACCCATGATCGGACTCGGGTGCGCCAGGTCAGGCGGTGCTTAGCCACGGCGGTGCTCCTCGAACGGGGCGAAGAACGCCGCCGCGAAGCGGGCGCGCTCCTCCAGGTCGATCCGCTTCTCGTCGCGGGCGGCCTCGATGAGGCGTTGCTGCGCGCGCTGGCGCATGTGCTCCTGGAGCGCCAGCGCGCGTTCGGTCCGGACGCGGTCGCGGCGGGTGGGTCGCCAGAGCGCGGCGCCCAGGGCAATGCCGACGAGCGCGGAGAAGGCGACCACGATGGTCAGGTCGACCAAGCTCAAGTTGACGATCATTTCGGTGTCCTCTGTCGGGAGTCTTGCCGAGGATCTTACCCCCCGAAATGGGGGTACGAAAGGTGAAGCCCGGGGCGGAAGAGAAGGCGCCCCGGGCTCCAGGTCATCGGTGAGGGCAGTTCGGTCCGTGGCCCTCGTTCGGGAACCGGCCGCACGTCCCGCACTGCTGAGGGTGCTTCGTCCTGCTCATCTGCACGCCGCCGTCTGGTGCGCGCCGTACGTGGCCTGGGCCTTGGTGAACTGGTCCCCCGCCTTGGACGACAGCTGTCCGGCGAGCCCGGAGCACGAGAACGACGTGAAGTCGAGATACTCCTGAGCCGCCTTCGCGGCCTGCGCGTTCCAGTCCACGCTCAAGCTGTCCACGGCCTGGGTGGCCACGTCCTTGGGATAGCCGTCGCCCGCCTTCGAGGACAGCTGCCCGATCAGGCCGTCGTGAGAGAAGGCCTTGAAGCCCAGGTAGGACTGCGCGGAATCGCGTGCCTGCTGGACCTGGGGCGGGAACTCCGGCGCCTGAGTGACGGGCGGCGCGACGGAGACGACATCGGCCGTACCCGGGATCTTGGCCCACTCGCACGTGTACGGGTCCCAGGCCACCGAGCTTCCGTCGGCCGGAGGAGTCGGCGCGCCCTTGGGCTCCGGGCAGACGGAGGTGAGTCCGGTGGACGGGGCAGCGGCCGGGGTCGCGGCCGGAGTAGTGCCGCCGCTCGTGACGCCCAGGACGATCCCGAGGACAACGAGGCCACCGACGACGGCGCCGGTGATCTTCAATCCGCGGTGCTTCTTCCTGGGCTTCGGCGGAACGGGCTGGGGGTGGGACATGGTGCCTGCTTTCGCGGTAGGAGTGCTTGCGTGGGCCCGGGAGGGGTTGAACCTCCGCTGGCCGATCCGGTATCGGCGGGCCCTCCTGAGTCAGTAGCGGACGGGGCGCTTCTCGCCCTTGAACTCGCGAATGATCTTCACGAGGAACCCGGCCTCGTCCTCCGGGACCAGCGCGAGCACGTCGGCCACGGCCTGCTTGGTGGCCTTGGCCACGGTCATCCCGTCGAGCATCAGCTCGCGGCGGCGTTCGGCCATCGCGGCAGCGGCGCGGTCCATGAAGTCGTTCGCGGTGAACTGGCGGGCAGGCCAGGGGCGCCCGCTCCGGCCACAGTCGAGGCAGTCGATCTGCTCGTGATCGAGTTCCTGGCCACCGGCCGTTGCCTTGCGGCCGTTGAACGCCACGTTGGCGCTCTTGCACGCCGGGCAGGTCCAGCTCCGGATGTCCTCGGGAGCGGTGACCTCTTCGATGCGGATCGAGCTGGTGTTCATGGCGGGCCCTCCTGGGCTTCGGTGTTGGTGACTGGTTCAATCTATCCCCCCATAATGGGGGGTGTCAAGCGGTTCGGGCGGAGGGCCTTTCGAGCCCCCCGCCCGGGTGATCAGAAGTCGCTCTCCTCCAGCTCCGCCACGCTCCACGTGTCGCCGTTGGGCGTGACCCGCCACATCCCCTTTTCCTGCTCGACGTGCTCGACATCGACCGGGGTCGTCTCGGTGATCAGCTTGTAGATCAAGTCCTTGAAGTCCTCCACCGTCAGCTTGTCCTCGAAGAAGGTGAAGAAGTCGAAGAGCTGAGCGACGTTGAAGTTCTGAGCTGAGAGCATCCGGGCCTCCGTGGCTTGTGTGTGAACACAGTCTATCCCCCCATTATGGGGGGATACAACCCCTTGGGGGAGACTTTCTTGCCCCAATCTGGGTGTTCACCCTGTACCCCCAAGATGGGGGGTGAGATGATGAGACGCATGAGACTTCGACTGCTCGTGGCCGGACTGGTCCTCGCGGGGATCGCCGGCACGCTGGCCGGCCAGTTGCCCCTCGTGGCCGCCGGCCTCATCGTCCTGTACGTCATCTCGATGTTCGTCCGGGACCACCTCCGCCGAAAGCGCGGCGGTTGGTCCGGCGGACGCGACCGGTACTGAAGGGATCGACATGAACCGCCTGCCTGCCCTCTCCGTCGCCCGGCTCCGCATCTTCGCCGGGCTCACCATCGCCGCCGCCGCCGCGATCAGCTTCGAGTCGATCCGGCACCTCGCCGTCATCGGCGGCTTCGGGACGCTATCCATCCTCTTCCCGCTCACCCTCGACGCGGTCGCCGCGTACGGCATGGACCTGTGGGTCCGCCGGTCCCCCGCCGCGCGCCAGGCGAAGTGGCTCGCGCTCGCCGCCATCTTCGGGTCCCTTATCGCCAACGTCGTGGACCACTGGCTCACCCAGCGCGCGGTCCTGGGCGCGGTCCTGGGCGCGGTCCCGCCGGGCATGCTGGCCGCGTTGCTCGCCGTCGCGCACAAGCACGCGAGCGGTACCGAGGACCAAGCGGTCCGGTTCGACCCGGCGGTCCGGGACGCGGTCTGGT